GAAAAACTTTACAAAAGCATATCCAAAGTTTGATGACCAAATATTCAAATTAATTACTCTTAAGTTAAAGAGCTTAAAAGAATGTATTAATGAAGAAATTAAACTAAACGTAAAAGTTGGTGATACTTTATTGATGGGTAAATTTAAAAATAAAAAAGTAGTTGTTAAATCAATAGGTGAAGATGAGTGGGGAATGCCAACAATTAATGGTAAGAAAGCAGTAACATTCAGAATACCTAAAAAAGAAAATTTAAAAGAAATTAATCTTGGTGGATATGGCGCAGATCCTGGTGAACCTGATACTGGATATGTTCCAGATGGTAAAGTTAGAGTATTAAATACAGCAAAACCAGAACCTTGGTTTAATCAGGGTGGATATATTCAATTACATACTCCAAAAGCAGACGCAATGAGAGGTAAGGGAAAATCAAAAGATACCGAAACTCAATTTAGAAAAGCGTATTATAAGGTACAAAATGTAGAAAAGAGTACATTGAATCCAGCAGATGACCCGCATACTGTTGAGGATTGGCAAGAAACCGAACCAAATAAAGCAATAGATAAACCTAAAAGATTTTGGGAATTGCCCGATAATCAAAAAGATACAATAATTTCAAAAGATGATATTAAAGAAATAGTTTCTGATTTTGATTCTATATTAGATGAGATGGGATTTCCCGGTGGAGCTGGTGTTGGTTTAAGTTTGCCGGGTGGATATATCAATGGAGCACCTGATTCTAAAGATGTTAAGAAGAATAGTAAAAAACTTAACAATAAAGGAATGAGTGGATATGAAGAAATTGATGAGATAGCAGTTCAGGTTGATAATATTCCTGGTGGATTAGCAAAAGGTAAAACTTTAATTGATTTAGCAAAAAAATGGGATGCAAAGGGATATTATCAACCAAAACAATTTGCAGCAAAATATATTAAACCCCAATTAATGAAAGGTATTAAAGTTGAAATGGAACATACAACTGATGTTCGTATTGCAACTGAAATAGCTATGGACCATTTATGGGAAGATTTAAAATACTATGATAAGTTAGCAAGTATTGAAGGTGGTGGTATTATCGAAACAACTGGTAATGGTGCATTCTATAATGATGGTAACGCAACAAGCGGTACAATGTGGAATGCTGGTTGGGATGATTATGATAATGAAGGATACTATTTAGATAATTTAGAAGGTTGGGATTTCTTTGATGAAACGCCATCTGAAAGAGAAAAGAAAAAAGCAGTAGACCAAAAATTACCAATAGATAACCATAACGATACAACCGATAAGTACAATCGTATATTAAAGCATGATTTAAAATCTCCATCCGATTTTCTAAAAGAAAGTTCAACAAAGGATTTGGAAAAGGAATTAGTAGTATTATATAATAAGGCTTTTAAGATGATGCCAAATTCACCGGCACAAATGAAAGTAAGAGCTGAAATAGATAAAATCAGAAAACAACTTGAATCTTCAAAAAAAGAAAGTGTTAATGAAGCAATCCTATTAGAAGGTGGAGCTTATGGACATATGAATCATCCATTTGATATTGAGATGAATCTTACCTTTGGTGATTTAAAACAAATTGTGGTAAGAGCTCTTAATGGTGATTTGGAATTAGCAAGAGAAAAGACTGATGGGCAAGCATTGGCAGTTAGTTGGGTAAATGGTAGATTAGTTGCAGCTCGTAACAAATCACATCTAAAGAACAAAGGAGCTGGTGCTATGACAATAGGACAGGTAGCAGATAAGTTTGCCGGTAGAGGTGGATTAACCGATGCATACAATTTCGCTATGCAGGATTTATCAAAAGCAATTGGAGCACTATCTGAACCACAACGTAAGAAGGTTTTTAAGGATGGTAGTTCGTTTATGAACTTGGAAGTAATATATCCAACATCCGTAAATGTAATCCCTTACAACCAACCCCTGTTAGTATTTCATGGTACGTTTGATTATGATATTGATGGTACTATTGTAGGTGAGAACCAACAAGCGGCATCTATATTGGGTGGTATGATTAAGCAAGTAAATGCACATGTACAATCAAAGTACACAATACAGGGACCTCCAATAAATAAACTTCCTAAATCAGAACACCTTTCTAAATTGCAAGGAAAGTATTTGGGAATGATTTCTAAATTACAATCTGAGTTTGGATTATATGATTCTGATGGTGTAGCTGATTATCATCAAGCGTGGTGGACTAATTTTGTAGAAAAGAAAGCTAAGAAGTTAGATTACCAACAAAAAATAGGATTAATTAAAAGATGGGCTTTTGGTGATAAGAGTTTCCGTATAGCAGAAATAACTGATGACAAATTAAGAGCTTGGGCTGACCAAACTGATAAGCAAGACCAACAAAAAATAGGAAAGCAAAATCTAATGAGATTTGAGGAGATATTCTTAGGAGTTGGTGCTGATGTACTATCCTTTATGGATTCAGTACTAACGGCAAACCCTGATAGTGCTAAAAGACAAATGGTAGCTCGTTTACAATCAACAATATCTCAAGTAAAAGCAAGTGGTGACCCTAAGAAAATTGAAAAATTAAAATTAGAGTTATCTCGCTTAAATGCACTTGGTGGATTTGAAAAGATTGTACCAAATGAGGGTATTGTATTTGTCTATGGTGGCAACACTTACAAATTAACTGGTGCATTCGCACCCCTAAATCAAATTTTAGGTATTTTCTTTGATAAATAATCGTTTTCTGGATTTTGATATACTTATATATACAAATATATTGTAAGTAACATGGCAAAGGAATTTAATAAAAAGTTTATGCATCCAACTCGTAGGAAGTTGGTGGATATGGTAATGCATGGGGCCGAATATGAAAAAGAATCATTTATTTCATTCTCTGGAGCAGATAAAGAAAAGGTAAAAAGAAAGATTGGTGAAAAATGGACTGATGATGACGGTAAATCTTGGGAGCAATTAGCTGCTGGTAAGGTACAAACATCAGAACTTGGCGATATAATGGCCGAAACAAGAGCTTATTTAGATAAGTTAAATACTTGTAAATCGGATAATTGTAAAACAATAAAAATAGGTAGAGTTGATAAAAAATTAATTTCTAAAACTGGATATTGTTTACATTGCCTTACTATAAGAGAATCTCAAATAAAAATAGATGGTTTGTGGGAAGCATATGAAGATTATAAAATATTTTCTAATATGATTGCACATGGTAATGATATAGTAGCTCAATTTAAGCAAGCATATACAGATGCAAAACAAACATATGAAGTTGTTAAGGAAGATGGAACTATTGAGACTTGGAGTATGGAAAGGGATGTTGAAGAACTTAAAGCAGAAATACTTTTAGATATTGTTAAATTTGAAGGTGAGATTGAGCAGGCTACTAAATTAAGAAATGAGGCTTATGATAAATTAAAAGATAAAAATTACGATTTAGTAAGACCTCTTAAGAATTAATATGAGTACTGGTATAACACAAAAGAAATCTCTTAAGGAGATTATTGCAGAAGAATACAAAAAGTGTGCGGTAGACCCGATACACTTTATGAAAAAGTATTGTATGATTCAGCACCCTGTTAGAGGTAAAATACCTTTCCAACTATTTCCATTTCAGGAAAAGACACTAACTCAATTTAAAGATAATAGATTTAATGTAGTTTTAAAATCACGTCAAACTGGTATTTCAACTCTTTGTGCTGGATTTTCACTTTGGAAAATGATATTCAATTCCGATTTTAATGTGTTGGTAATTGCAACAAAGCAAGAGGTTGCAAAGAACTTAGTAACAAAGGTTAGAGTAATGCATGATTTGCTTCCAACATGGCTTAAGGGTGGTTCTATGGAAGATAACAAACTTTCCCTTCGTTTATCAAATGGTTCTCAAATTAAGGCTATTGCTTCTTCTCCTGATGCAGGACGTTCGGAAGCCTTATCACTTCTTATATTTGATGAGGCGGCATTTATTGATGATATTGATGAGATTTGGGTATCAGCACAATCTACCTTATCAACGGGTGGTAGCTGTATTGCTCTTTCTACTCCGAATGGTGTGGGTAACTGGTTTCACCAAACTTGGATTGGTGCAGAAGAAAGTAGAAATCCATTCAATACAATTAGATTACATTGGACAGTACATCCTGAAAGAGACCAAAAATGGAGAGATGAACAAGAAAAACTATTAGGTGCAAAAAAAGCAGCTCAAGAATGTGATTGTGACTTTGTATCTTCTGGTGAAACTGTAATTGAACCTGAATTATTAATGTTTTATAAAGAAACTTATATTCAGGAACCAATTGAGAAAGGTGGATTTGATGGTAACCTTTGGAAATGGGAACATGCCGATTATCAAAAATCATATATGGTAGTGGCCGATGTGGCGAGAGGAGATGGAGCCGATTATTCTACTTGTCATGTAATTGATATAGTTAATTCAACTCAAGTAGCAGAATATAAAGGTAAAGTTGATACAAAAGATTTTGGAAACTTCTTAGTAGCACTTTCAACTGAATATAATGATGCTTTACTTGTTGTGGAGAACGCAAACATTGGTTGGGCTACAATTCAGCAAGTAATTGATAGGGGATATAAAAACTTATTCTATATGAGTAAGGATTTGAAATATATTGATGTGGAGAATCAAATGACAAATAGATATAGAGCTGAGGAAAGAGGATTAGTGGCTGGTTTTTCAACTACTTCTAAAACTAGACCTTTAATCATATCTAAATTAACTGATTACTTTAGAGAGAAATCGGTTATAGTACGTTCTACTCGTTTAATAGATGAGTTATTCACATTTATTTATATGAATGGTAGAGCTGAAGCTATGAAGGGTTATAATGATGACTTAGTAATGGCATTTTCAATAGGATTGTGGGTTAGAGATACTGCACTTCGTTTAAGACAAGAAGGTATAGATTTAACCAAAAGTGCAGTTGGTGGTATTACAAATCATACATATAATGGTATATATGGTGGAGGTGGTACTATGGATGATGACCCTTGGAAAATGAGAGTTGGTGATGGATTTGAAGATTTATCCCAATGGTTATAGTGTTTTGATATTTTACGATATTTATGTTATATAATGTCAAAATGGGATTTTTTAGAAATTAATAATAAATTATGGCAGAGCAAGAATTAGATGATAGAAGTTTTTTTGGTAGACTGAAAAAATTATTTTCAGCACAAGCAATCGTTACCGTTGATAAAGATGGTAAACGTAAGGTTGTGGATACGGATGAACGCCAAATGAATACAAACTTCGTAAATCTAAGAGATAGATATACAAAGTTACAAAGGTCTTACTATGAAACCAATCAGGGTGCACAATCAATGGCATACCATCAGGTTCGTAGAGAATTATTCAGAGATTATGATGCTATGGATAATGACCCAATTATATCATCCGCATTGGATATATATGCAGATGAATCAACTACTAAAAATGAGTATGGGGATACACTTACAATCAAATCAACAAATGAGAATGTAACTGCTTTATTACATAATCTTTTTTATGATATTATAAATATAGAATTTAATTTGTGGCCTTGGGTAAGAAACTTGGTAAAATATGGTGATTTCTTTTTAGCATTGGAGATTGCAGAAGGTAAGGGTATTGTAAATGCAATACCATATTCTGTATATAATACTGAAAGATTAGAAGGTACTGACCCGGCAAATCAAAACTATGTTAAGTTTAAGGTTGAATTAGATAGATTTGGTAAAAAGGAATATGAGAACTATGAAATGGCTCACTTCCGTTTACTTTCAGATACAAACTTCCTTCCGTATGGTAAAGCTATGATTGAAGGAGGCCGTAGAGTGTGGAAGCAGTTATCTCTTATGGAAGATGCGATGTTAATCCATCGTATTATGAGAGCACCTGAAAAGAGAGTGTTCAAAATTGACATTGGTAACATCAATCCGCAAGAGGTTGATAACTATATGCAAAAGATTATCAACAAAATGAAGAAAACTCCATTCGTTGATAAAAATAGTGGCGATTACAACTTAAAATACAATATTCAGAATCTTACTGAAGATTTCTTCTTACCTGTTAGAGGTGGAGATAGTGGTACATCAATTGAAAACTTAGCTGGATTGGATTATGCAGCAGTTGAAGATATTGATTACTTAAAAGCTAAATTATTTGCAGCTCTTAAAGTACCTAAATCATTTTTAGGATACGAAGAAGATGTAAACGGCAAAGCAACTCTTGCAGCACAAGATGTTCGTTTTGCTAGAACAATTGAAAGAATTCAAAGAACTGTTGTAAGTGAATTATATAAGATAGCAATTGTGCATTTAGCAGCTCATGGTATTGATGATTCTGAAATGACAAACTTCCAACTTACATTAACCAATGCTTCTACAATATATGAGCAAGAGAAGGTAAATCTTTGGAGTGAGAAAGTTAGATTAGCTACTGATATGAAAGGTATGAATATGTTGTCTACTGATTGGGTATATCATAATGTATTTGGTATGAGTGAAGATGAGATGGATATGGAAAGAGCTAAAATGGTATTAGACCTTAAAGATAGATTCAGATACAATTCAATTGAACAGCAAGGACAAGACCCAGCAAATCCACCACAACAACAAAATGTTGAGGAGGAAATTGAGAAGATGAAGCAGGAGATTGTAGATAATAAAGGTGGTAGGCCAAGAGAAGGAAACACCTATGGTAAAGATAAACATCCATATGGTAGAGACCCATTGGGTAACAAAGAAAATGAGAAAGAGAGAAAGAGGGAAACCAGAACAATGGAATCAAATAAGAAGTTAGCACGTGAATATATAAATGGAATTTCATCAAAAAAGAAAATTTTAAGTGAAAAAACACAAAAATCTAGTCTTTTAGATGAAAATAATTTATTAGATGACACCAAATTTTAATAAACATTAAAAAGTTTATATTTATATGTGTTAGTTTATGTATATAGGTTAAATTATAGGGTAATAAATGAAAAAAATAAAACATTCCAAAGTTAAGAATACTGGAGTGTTGTTTGAGCTTTTAGTAAGACAAATAACATTGGAGGTACTTAATGGTGATAAAACAGAGAACGCAAAAAAAATAGTAAAAGAATTCTTTGCATCTGGCACTGAATTAAATAAAGAATTACGTCTTTATGATTTACTGTTAAAAGAGAAATACAATTCGGAATCAAAAGCTGAAATGTTTGTAGATACTGTATCCCAAGCTCATTCTAAATTGAATGAAACAAAACTTTCTAAAGAGAAATATAATCTTATTAAAGAAATTAATTCTAAGTTTGAATTAGAGCAATTTCTTTCATCTCCTATAACTAATTATAAAGTATTAGCTTCAATATATAAAGTATTTGAATCTAAGAAGTCCGAAAACTACGATATTAAAGATATATTCAATTCTAAAATAACGTTAATTGAGAATATAATCTCAAGACCTACTTTATCTAAAACTAACAAAACCGAAGATACTAAATTAATAGAATCTTACAAACAACAAGATAAAGACCTAAGATTATTAACCTATAAGATTCTTGTTGAAACGTTTAATAAAAAATACACTAATTTAGATTCAAATCAAAAGAATTTATTAAAAGAATATATTAATAATATATCGAATACATCAAAATTCAAAGATTATTTAGCTGTAGAACTTCCAAAAATTGTATCTGAATTAAAATCAATTAAATCTAAAATACAAGATAAAGTTACTACTATTAAATTAACAGAAACCATTTCAATTTTAGAAAAAATGAAAATGGGAAAAACTATATCTGATAATCAAGTTTCATCTATCATGCTTTCTTATGAGTTAATCAAAGAATTAAAGACAAAAGTTAATGGAAAATAGATTAAAAGAAATAATCAGAACAATAGTTAAAGAAATCCAGTCCGAAACCGAATTGGAAGAAATGACTGGAACTGGTGCTGTTGCTGGGTATGATACTCCAAACGCATTTTCTAAACCTGGTCAAACTGGTAAGAAAAATAATAGATTAGCTAAAGTAACTGGTGGTGAGGTTGTTGATGATTTGGAAGAAGGAATAACAAGTAGTGCTGGTGCACCATTTTCAAAACCATCTGATGTTGCTGGTAAAAACGCTAAATTAGCTAAACTATCTGGAGCAACTGTTGTTGGTGAAGAAAAGGATTGGTTGAAAAACGATGTTCCTGCTAATTCTAAAAAACCATTAGAAATTAAACCAACTGCAACTGATTGTAGTGATTCTGGTGAAATTGCAGATAAGAGTGGTATGGTATTAGCAAAGGATGATGATGAGGCTAGCTTAAATGAAAATCGTTGGTTAGCAATTAAAAACGAAGATGGTTCTCCTAAAGCTAAAATGAGCAAAGGTATAACATCTATCAAACAACAATTGGGTGAAGTAGAGAAATTTGTTAATTGGTATTCTAAAATAAAAAATGAGAATGGCGTTAAAAAAGATGATTACTATAAAAGGACTCACAAAAGTTTACATAAAATCAAAGAAAGATTAATGAACCTTTCTGAAAAAATAAGAACATTATAATATGAATATTACTAAAGAAAGACTAAAAGAATTAGTTAAAGAGGTGATGACTGAAGAATCTGAATATCAAGCATTCTTCGCTAAAGCATTAGATAAGGCAGGTAAAGGTATTAATGATATGTCAGATGATGAAAAGAAATCATTCTTTGATAAAATTGATTCTGCATGGAATGGTAAAGGTGAGAAAAACGAAGAATTAAAAGGTGACCAACACAAATTAGATGTTGATAAGGATGGTGATATTGAAGGAGATGATTTAGCAGATTTAAGAGCTAATAAAAATGAAGATATCTCAACCGAATTACCAAAAGCTAATATACCATCGGCTGTTAAAATGAAATTAGCACAGGCAATTGATAAAATTAAAGATGCTAAATTAAACAATGTACAAAAATTACAATTAGTAGCGCAAGTTGTTGATAGCTTGGGTATTGATAAATCTCAATTAGGTACAATGGCTTCTAAAATTAGAAGTAAGATGGAAGGCAAAAAGAAAAAATGGTAATATAGAATGAAGAATCTTTTAATAGAAACAAAATTATTCGAAGCTAAAGTACAAGAAGATGAAGGTGGAAGAACCATCGTTAAAGGTATTTTACAAAGAGCTGGTGCTGAAAATCAAAATGGTAGAGTATATCCTAGACCTATTTTGGAAAGAGAAGCTAAGAAATATGAGCAGTTCATTAAAGAAAGAAGAGCTTTGGGTGAATTAGACCATCCGGATTCTACCGTTATTAACTTAAAGAATGTATCTCACAATATTAGAGAGATTCATTGGGAAGGTGATGATTTATGTGGAACTGTTGAGGTATTACCAACTCCTTCTGGAAATATATTAAAAGAATTATTAAAAGCTGGTATCCTATTAGGTATTTCATCGCGTGGTATGGGTTCTACTCGTAACATAGGTGAAGGTAAAGTAGAGGTGCAAGAAGATTTTGAATTGATTGGTTGGGACTTTGTTTCAAACCCTTCTACACATGGTGCATTTATGGTACCTGTAAACGAATCGGTTAATAGAGGTTTACAACAAATCGGAACTGATGTTTGCGGAGATTACTGTAAAGCACAGGATTTAATGAGAGAAATAATAACTGAAATAGCATAAGATGAGTAAGAAACCATTTGACATATACAATTATGTTCATAACAACAAAATGACTTTAAAAGTAGAAGGAACTAAAGGTACTACTGTAGCTAAAGCATACAATGATATCCGTAAAACTAACTTGAAAGAAGTAAAGATAGTTAATGGTAAATTCAGTTTAGCTGAAAACTTAGAAGATAGAAAATTATCTAATGAAGTTAAAAGACACTTCTTAGAAATTATTTCTACTTATAATACTTTCCAAGACCAAATGAAAAGACAATCTGATATGACTGAAGTTGCAAATACTTTAGGTGCGATTGTTGAAGCTGCAAAGGAAATGACATTGAGAGAAAGTGGTGATTGGTTTGATAATGTGACTGTAAAAAGAAATATGCAGGAATTAGATAAGATGGGTAAATCATTTGATAAATTTGCATTAGAAGCAAAAGCAATGGATGAGAGATTACATTCTTTATATGAAGATATGGGTCACATCTTAAATCGTTACTATGAAATAGCTGATATCCCTACGGATGTTATGAAGGAAAGATTAGGTAAAAAATAATTGATATGATAAGATTAGGTGGTTTAATATCGCAAAAAGCATTTGGTAAATTTGAAATGGGTAAAGTAATTTCTAATCCATTCGCAAACGCATTTATTAAGGAAGGTGAAGAATCTCAAGACCATGAAGTATCTATGGCAAACAATTCATTAGATACTATTATTAAGATGGCTACTGAATTAAAAGCTAAGATGGGTGAAGATGAAAAAGATATTCCTGCTTGGATTCAAGACCATATTACTAATGCAGAAAACTTCATATCACAAGCATCATCTAACTATCATGAATATGGAACAAACGAAGTAGCAGTTCCAACTGGAGAGAGAATTCAAAACCTTAATAATAGAATTAAAGCATTAAGAGATAAAATGGCAGCAACAAAATCTCCAAATCAAAAAAATCTTATTCAACAAAGATTAAAGAATGCATTACAAACGCTTTCTAATATTAAAAAAGACCATTCAATAAAATAATATGCCAGCAGTATCTAAAGCACAACAAAGATTTATGGGTATGGTTCATGCCGCTCAAAAGGGTGATATGGAAAATCCATCTCCTGAAGTTGCAAAAGCAGCTGATTCAATCAGTGACAAAGATGCTAAAGATTTTGCATCAACTAAACATAAAGGATTACCAAATAAAGTTGAACAAAGATTAAAGGAAATAATTAGAGAAACTCTAAGAGAATCTTTTATTAGTGAAGTATTACAATGTGAAGCGTGTTGGAAAGGATACAAACAAATTGGTATGAAAGATAAAGGTGGTAAGCAAGTTCCAAATTGTGTACCTAACGAATCGGTAAGTGAAGCAAAGGGTAGAGGATTTGCAACAATTCAAAAAGATATAGCAAAGGTAGTAGATACTATTCAATCCGAATTAGAGAAATATAAATCAAACAAAGGAACTGATAAGGCTAAACAAAATGTTGAAAACCTTAAGAAGTTAAATGTACAAAAGCAAAGATTAGAAGATGAACTTGATGGAAAAGTTACATCATTATATGCTGATTATGATTTAGACCAACTTCATTTTATGGGAAGAAAAAAATAAATTCTAAAGAAATATATAGATTTTTACGTTTTTGTAAACTTTTATATATTTATTCTTAACAATAACCTATTAATTTAGGTTTTTCTATTGGTAATGAATACTCACCTTTATGTGTAGTGACCAAAACGCCAATCAAAAAATTCTATTTAAGCTCACAATACAATAGCTTAAGAAATCCGATAAATAAGGAAAACAAATGGCAAGTTCAAAATTGTTGAAAGAAGCAATTGCTGATGCTAAAGCTGTACGTGAAACTGCTATCGCTAACGCTAAAATCGCAT